AGGATGTTAGCATAATAATCCGTGCGGCGCTTCTGCTTACGCGCTACGTCCTTGCTTGCGTCAGAACCAGAATTCCACAAAGCGGAATTAACTTCTGAAACAGGATCAGCAAGATTGAGTGTGGTGAGAGAGTTTTCGATGTACCACTTGCCTGCAGGGCCTTGAAAACCATGGGACCAAACACGTACCCACGGAAGGTCTTCACCCTTGGGTGCAGGCAAGAAACGAATAACGGCAGAACCGTTGCCCGCTTTATCAGATGTAGGCTTCCAAATCCTCTCGTCAACCTTACGTTCGAAGGTGGCGGGCTTGGCAATCTTTTCAACTTCCTTCATGAGAGAGTCAAAATTACCGGTGGACTTGCGAAGTTCACTAAGCGATGTATACGACATATGTAGTCTCCTTTATTTGCGATATATTTGCGATGTATTACGGACGATCATAATCATCATTACTAATTTCCTCATCGTCGAGGTTTTCAACTTTATTCTCATCCTGATTGTATTTATAATACGTCTTAGGATTCTTTTCAAACTTAGTAGGTCTATCATACTTACTAAATTTATCGGATTCGTAATCCCGATTATCTTTTCTATAGGTTCTACCCACAGTCTTACTTCTTAGCCTCCATGGTGGAATTGTTCTCCAGTACTTGTTTAAATTTTTCTCTATTGACTTTTAAAAACGGTCTATACTTTTTAATCAAACTCTTTAAATCATTCCATATAATATCAGTCTTCAATTCAGTATCATTCATTATAACAGATCCTTGGAGTTTGTCAAGTATTACTAACGTCTCCAGAGATATTTTTTTACCAAGATACATTTTAACCGCAATAGGATGCTGACCATTAATAGAAATTAATGGAGTTGCACTCTTTGAATAAAGGTTTTGAATATCTTGGGAAAACAGATAAGTGAGTTTTTCTTGTCTAGCAGTCCACTCACCATAACGTTCTTGCTGTAATTGGCGTTCATACAAGCCACCGTTTTGGTCGCCTGTGATGAAGTTGGCAAGAAGAAGATTGACGAATTGTTTCTCATTGTATTTGCGTGATAGACCGGCAAAGATAAAATTATCTTTTCTAGAGGCAAAGGCCTCTCTTGTGGTCGTTACTCTTCCCTTTTGTTCTACTATGTTATATTTAGCACTAGTAAAATGTAACTTCATTGCCAAATAAAGTTTATAAGCGTCATATGGTTCCATATCAAATTGGCAGTCTAGCGGCCGAACCCCTCTTCTTGAGCATGTTTAACTGCTCTGCTTCAACCTTTATCTTCTCTTTTAACGACGAAGTAATAATTGTGGCAACAGACTCAATATCCAAATCTCGCTTTATGCAATATTCAACCAAAACATCCATACAGGATACTTGAGTTTCTTTTGCCTGTTTCTCAACATGAATAGAGAAGTCTGTTGTCGTCTTAAACTGTTTCGTAATTAAAAATACATTAGACACCTCTTCTGAAGGATCCAAGACATTATCTATAACTAATTTCACCAAGTTAAATCCTCTTAAGTTCGCAATACATAAAATATGTGTGCGCCTATCTGTGTGTATCGTTTAAAGTTCCATTGCGGATTGACATAATTCGCATGATAGAAAAGTACAGTCTTCGGAAACGATTCTAAACGTTTATCATCTATAATACTTCGCATAGCAATCTGGTATGTTTTTTTGTAAACATCCTGATCAGGCAAAGGCTTATATTTGTTACATGTCCAACTGAATTGACAAGTTCCGCCTTTCTTCTGATAAACCACTCCACAAACTGTAGATGCGAATCTTTTTGATTCTACACGGTTCATCGTGACGGTGGCAACTGCTAATTTTCCTTTTTCGCTTTCGTTGCCTGCCTCATAATAGATGTTATCTGCGAGGCATTTGATTTGATCTTTTTTTTGTATAAACTCTTGATATGTTATCTTTTCTTTTAAATCGTAAATTGTTGAATAAACGTCGGACGAATATTCTCTGGCGTTTGTTTCTATATTTGCTTTTGCATTAATTTGATAAGCACTAACCGCATATACTAATATCAAAAATATAGAAAGGGACTTGAAAAACATCGTAGATGTTCTCATAGTTGCTTTCCTTTTTTCTGTTAATATTATAGCCATCTTTCAAAGTAGTTATTACGACAAGAATCAGTATACTACAAACTGACTCAGATGGCAAGTTATTTATTGCTTAAATCTCCATTAATATGCTATTAAGCGTAGAATAAGAACGACTTGTCGTGGTTTTAGGTTTAAGAAATTGGGTCCGTTCTGTTTCGAGGTGGAACCCATACCCAGGTAAATTATGCCGCTAGGGCGTAATCACCATAAGCAAAGTTATCGTTTGCATTTAATATGGCACTTTGCCAGGCAACAATCTCCGTTTGTCTCTATCTATCAGTCGAACCTGTTCGCCCCCATCATAAACACACTCTTCAAATATGCCCAAATGTGTTTATGGTGGAGGCGGGGGGAATCGCACCCCCGTCCTAATAGCCTTCAATCAAACATCATCAATTGTAAGTTTATTTATAACTTATAGGACTGCCAAGGTCTATCTCTGTACCATAAGTTCATTGCCCACTTCTCTCCTTTAGTTACCGGTGCGCCACCATGCTCGGAAAGAGGATGTAATTGTGGTGTGGAGAAGAAAGTATTACTGAAAAAGCACACTCTACCCTTAACAGGTTGTACTTCAAGACTCAACTTAGGAAAAACGGTAGCGCCGCCTTCTTCTACAGTATTCAAATATACAAGACCCGTAAAGATGCGTTGGCCGCGAGGATACTGTAGTTTCATTTCATCAGGACTAAAAGAGTCATGATGAGGTTTATATTCTTGGTTTACATCATAGTGTACAACTTGAAAATCTTCCGCTAGTGTGGGCGGGATACCACAGAACCGCGACAACTTAACCGAAACTTGTTCCGTTATCTCAGATTCTTTATGCTTGATAAACCCATATGAATTGTTACGATTTTCGTGTGGAACACCAACGCCGTTAACTAAGACGGTGGCAGGTTCTAATCTTTCTTTACCCAAATTGATAAAATGATCACACTCTTCGTCTGTCAGAAAGTTATCAAAATAAGTAACAAGCGGATTAATACATAATAGCATATTTTACCTCATAAGATCGTATAGCGGCAATTAATTTTTTAGTCCAGTTATCACGCTTCTCTAAAAAGATTTGAGGAGCTTCGTCTTCAACCGCAATAAGAACGCAAAGATTTGCAACGGGAATGCCTGTACGTTCTTCGTACATAATGGCATATGCAGCACACTGCATAAAATAACTTTCAATATATTTTTTCTTCTTCAATTTACCAGAGGTCTTGAAATCAATAACAGAAAGTTCTCCATCGTATTCAGCGATCAAGTCTACACGACCCGCTAGTTTAAGATGATTGCTATACAGGGCAAGTTCTTGTGCATGTATATTATTAATACTTTCCAAAACAGGTTTAAAATTCTTGAACAATTGTACGTCCAAGAGAGATAACTTACTATTAGAAAGATCAATCTCTTTATTCTGGAGATGATCTTCTACTAGAGAGTGCAACTTAGTACCGCGTGTCGTGGCGCTTCGCGATATCTTGTTGGCTGTTTCGGCACCGACTTTTGCTCTCCATTTTGCGATACCCTCGCGGGAGAGTTCACTCAGAACAGTGGTTATGGAAGGATATTTGTTACCATCATCCGTCACATAGACGCGACCACCATCTTCGGAAGTGATGGATTCACCAAAATCTTTATATTTGTAAATCGTCTTAAACATAGTATATCATACTCTATTTACCTTCAAATGTCAAGCGTTATTTTCACTCTTTGATTGATCATGGGGTGTCTATAAATTTCCATTTTTCGTAAGACCAATTGGCGTCTTTAGTTTTAATGCTTGACCAGTCTAAACCTGGCGAATCTATGACCATTTCTTGTACATGAATGGTTTCTCTCTCAATTAACCAACCTACAAAATTAACCAATTCCTCGGCATCTATTGCGGCTGGCGATTCATATATTTTTGAGGAAGTTTCGGTATTTACTAAACCCGCAATAACATTTAATATTCTCGGTGAAGGCCGAAATAATCTACTCCTGATAAATTCGTTGAGTTCTTTTTTTGCAAGAAATATCATTTCGGTTTTCTCTTT